GTTGAGATGTGGACCGGGGTAGTGCGCGTGGACTGGTTAGAGATCTGCGCGCTGCGAGGGGACGACAGTAGCTTCCAGGTCACTAGTCTACCTTACGCACTGCTGCTGGCGTTAGCGGGCGAGGTGTTGCATTACCGTTACGCGAAGGGGAAGATCGCGATAGTCCCCAACGTGACAGAATTGCTACGTGTCCAGATAAGTGAATTTGGGTGCAGGGGCTATCCATCTAGGCTGGTGCCGGCGCTTACACAGCGGAAGCCATGGTCTAACGAGCCTTGGGACGCTGAGGGTGCAATACGCGCTCAGTGGGCGACGTGCGGTGCTCTTGAACGCCGCCTGGTCCCTGGTATGTCTCTGTGGGCCAAGCTTTCAGCAAGGTGGGCGGCGAAGAGGGGGCTACCTCGCAACGCCGTGTCGATTCCTTCTAGCTGGGGTGGCCTTGGCCTGGGTGACCCACCTGTCAGGATGTATAGAGTTGTTCCCCCGTTGAGTACTACCGCGGATGTGACCGGCGTGTCTGTAGCTGTAAGTAGCGCTTGGGCCGGTAATACCTGTTCGCAGGAGTACGCTGCCTTAGGAGTACGGCTTAACCCCTCCCAGGTATCAGTACTGGTTCAGAATGACGCACTAGGTTCGCTGTCCACCGTCGACCTTCCTGAGATCGCGAGGCTGGCGCAGTCTCGGTATAAATACAGTCTCCGCAACACTGTCGTTGTAGAGGGCAAGCCCATGTACCTTGACAGCTCTACCGTCCTAGGTCTGAGCCAGGTCTGCGAGTTACTACGATCGTACGTTACATTGGATCCGTGGCGCGATTTTAGCAATATGCTACCATGTACCCACTTCGGTTCGTGGGCTGGGTACGCCCCTACGCTGCTAAAGGTCCTGCGCTTGCAGGAAATCGACATCGACCCTGGGTTGCATATCAATCCTCTGTTCAAAGTAGAGGCGGATAGACTACAGCGCAGGTTTCGCTGCGGCACTGGCGCCGCAATGGACTGGCTCGTTGGGATAGCGCCGTCTGCAAGCTACTCATACGTGCATCCACAGTTAGTAGGTGTGCTTCCGCCCTTGGTCGCTGCCTTGGTCGAGAGAAACAGCTCATTGATGGTCCAGCTTGGTTGGGGCTTTGCGGGCTTCTTCTCCAAGATCGCTGCGTTACTCAGCGAGGCGTTGCTGAGTAACAAATTTTACACATATCACTACTCGTGGTAGCCCTAGTGGCTGTCACACATCGTAGGAGCGGTAATGCCGACAGAGTACGGGTGCGAAAGCACGGTCCGACTCTGCGAACTCCAGGACCCTGTCGAATATGGTCGCGCACTGCGCG